TACCCGTCTCCATGACTCGTGCCAGCCTCGGAACCCGCAGCCTTTCGACCGCGAGCCTCCTTCCAGTATAGTTTTCCATCTTTCTGCTTAAAAAGCTTTTTCCACTTTTGCATTAGCGACCACCTCTTTCACGGTTAGTTGCGTTTACACCACCAGTAATTTGGGGAATCATCTTGACAATCTCTTTACGAGTTTGACGACTGACGTCACCAGTAACATTAATGTTGTAAACTTGCTGTTGTGCTTTGCTATTAGAGTTGTCTTCACCACTCAATGCACTCTTAGCAGAAACTAGTTGTGTAGGAGTGAGCATAGAGTTGTTCCCTCCAATAAGGCCACCTTCTGCAAAACCGGATGGAATTTTACCGTTATTTATTGCAGCCATAAAGCTAGACCCAAACTTACTAACTGAGGATGCCTTCATAACAAATTCACCGTTAGATAACATTGCAGGGATAGAGTCTGAAGTTCCTGTTCCAGCACCTTTAATGTAACCGCCAGTAGCAGCAGCTACGGCACCACCACCACCAAACAAACCGAGTATAGAAGTAAGTATACCCCCTCCTCCGCCTGATCCGCTAAAGAAGCTCCCTACGCTAGAGAACACACCAGAAAGGCTTTCACCTAACGAAGAAATAATGTCTCCAAAACCGGAGGACAATGAACCCCAGAAACTTGCGTCGTTTCCTGTTGCACTTTCCATAGCACCTGAAATGCTACCCGAAATACTATCTCCAAGCTTTTCTCCAACAGTTGCTCCTCCACTAAACAAAGTCTTAAATAGACCGTCGAACATTTCTTTTAGTCCGGCAGATTCCATAAAGGCTTGTGTGAAAGAGTTTACTACAGTGTCAATGATTTCTGTACTTATACCATCTAATAAGTTGTGTACAGATTCTTTTAAAGACATAGTTCCTTTGAGTACACCAGAAATACTTTCTTTTAAGGTGTCTGTTATTGCAGCTGTACTTGCTTCTGCCCCAGCTGTAATACCTTCTAACAAAGTCTGTTGAGAGCGAATTTCCGAAGTAATTGCCTTACGACTTTCTAAGTCAGAACTTAAAGTATTATTTAAGTCTGATTGTAAACTAGCTAAGTTTAATGCAATTTCTTCTGCATTAAGATCATTGAACTTAAGGACAGAGGAGTCTGCACCTAGTGCTTCAAAAGCAACGGCTTTTTGATCCATAGTGCCAAGCATTAAAATATCTGAAATAGTTTTCTTTTGTTCTTTCAAATTAGCTAATGCTTTTTGACGACCAGCTACATCTGATACACCGAGATCTACAATACTCGCTTGAAGAGCTTTTATACTCTCTAGAGGTGACTTCAAAGAATTAATTGCAGCAGAGCCTAATTTAGAAGCAGATTCGATATCAAACTTAAAACCAGAAGAATTTAAACCGCCAACAAACTTTTCAAACAGAGTTTCTTGTTTTCCGCCACCTTTTTTATCAGTATCAGGCTTAGTCAAGTTATCATCAAGAGTAGCTTGTGGAGTTACCATACTTTCAACTAACTCGTTTAGCTTTGGTATTTCTGATACACTAAGACCTCCTGAAAACAGAATAGCTTTAGCTGCTGCAAGCCCAAGTAGAGCCTTTGTAGCATTACCAATCTTAACAAGCAAACTAGGCTCTATTGCGTAAAGTTCAGCTTCAGTAATAGGATTACCGGTGACTAACTCAGAAGAAGCAAGTAGTGCAGAGTTTGAAGTAATTACACCATTAACTAGTTCAGCAATTGAGGTAGCAGTTTCTGCCAAGTTTACCTCAAGAGCTTTACCCGACAAAGTGTCTAAGTGGCTATTGTAAGTAGCAACTTGAGCAGCAAGAATATCAATATCTTCCTGATTGATAATATTAAGGTCAATAGCCTTAATCGAACCTTCCGGTATAATTTCAGAAAGATTTAAGCTATCTAGCTGCTCTCGGAGACTCATACCTTGTCGTTCAAGTCTACTGGAAAAGAGACTAAATGTTTCTTCAACAGAATTAGTAAAATTATTCAATTCGACTAACTCTTGACCGTACAACTCACTAAAGATATCTGGGTAATCGTCAGGTGAAAACTCTATAGCATTAAACGCTAAACGAAGACCGTCGAGTACAGTATTAGATAATTTATCGGGGTCTGTATTGATCAGATCAGATAGAGATATACCTTGGTCTTTAACAGCAAGTTTGATAGGGCTGTTGTTAGCAATATCGCTAGATGAAACAGCGTCTACAAAAGCCTTGAATTTTATTTCATTAAGGATAGCACCAGCTTCTTTAGCTGCCGACACTAGTCCTCCACGAACACTTTCTCCAAGTTGTAAGAAAGCTTCTGAATCAAACTCAACTTCTCCACCAGTAATAGCCTGTGTACTTTCAAGCATATCACTAACAGTTAATCCATCCTGAACTGCACGTTCGGCTTTCTTAGCTGAGTCTATACTCACCTGAGTAACCTGTACCAAAGATGCCATATCTTTAAGTAGACTGTCAATAACAGTATTAGCTATTAAGGAACGAGGTTCTTCTTCTTGGCCTGTAATACCCTTAAAGATTTTAACAAAAGCGTTAGAGTCCACTGGTTCTGGACCTATTAAAGAAAGCTCCTCAGATAACTTAAGGAACAAATTGGAAAGCGCTGGATCTATTCCACTAATAGTGCCGTTAGCTAGCGCGATAAGTGGATCTCCAAATGTCTCCAATACATTTAACATTTGAGTTTGTTTTGCGCTTAATTCTTCGGATCTACGCAAGAAAGCTGTTACACCAATTAAGTACTCCGCTATATCTTCGCTAGGTGCTTGATCGTTTATAGTAATTTTCTGTGAACGATCAGGCCCAACAGGTTTAGAGAATACTTTGTTTTGCAAAGCAAAAAGCTCAGGGTTATCTCTAAGGTTAATAACAGAGGCCGTAAACATACCTTGTTCAGCCAAACTAATTAGACCAGACATTGTAAGTATGTCTTTAGAAAGGTTTGAACCGTCAACTTCTCCACTACCGCCTTGAGGCAATCTTGCAACAGCTAACTCAACGTCTCTAATGGCTGCTCTGGTTTTTGCTTCTTCTAAAGCACTTAGCCTACCTAACTCGTCAAAGCTAGAGTTAGAACTTTCTGAAACTCTTATTAAGCTGCCTAAAGAACGCTCTAAGTTTTTGAAACCTTGATCACTTACTCTAGTAAAATCAATCTTGTCTAAAGACGTTTGAATGTCAAGCTCGATTTCACCAACAGCTTCGGGAAGTTCAGAAGAAATTCCTTTGATTTCTCTCCTTAACTTTCTAGATTCTCTAGTAGAGTCAGTAAAGATGTTTCTGATTTTACTAGCAAACAAATCTAGCTTCTCAATAATACCATCACCTTCGCCAAACAGCATGATACCGATAAAACCGATAGCCCCTGCAGCAAGAACGCCCGGAATTGAAACAAAGCTTAATAAGGCTGCTGCGATTCTAGCACCAATACCTAACATAGATTTTAGTAAACTAGAAGTTAGAACCTTGCCAACAAGCTTACCTGCAAACTTAGCCTTACTAATAATACTTATTGTACCCATCTTACCGAACAAGAAGTTGAGTATTAAACCCCCTTTTTGAGCATTCATTAAAGTAGTTATGCCCACTAAGGATCTCGCTACATCTGCAACAGCCTTAACACTGTTCTTAGAGAAACTTTTGATACCCTCTGCACCAAAAAGTGCTAACGCCATTATGCCGCCAGTAGCAATACCTGCTGCATTATCTTTCAAAGTCTCTAATGTACGATCAAGGTTGGCTTCAGTTGAAGCACTTGCAGCACTAGCTTGTGAAGCAAATCCGACTGTAATAGCCGCAATACCTGCCGCAATCAATGCAAACTTGGATTTTGAGAAGCCTTTCTGAACATTATTACCTAAACTGTTACCTAGTCCGGTAAATTGCGGACCTAGTGAAGATGCAAACTGAGGGCCGAAAGAAGAAGTGATCTTTCCAGCCATACGGTCTACTGACTTTAAAAATGGTGTATCAAACTTACCACTTGCAACCGAAGTTTTAAATTTACTTATAGTTGACTGTGCTTCAGAGAGAGCGCCTTTTAAATTGCCACCTTTTACTTGTCCAGCAATTGAGGCTAGCCCTGTTGTTAAGTTTTGATTCTTAGCAAAAGAAGCTGACTCCGTTTTAATTACGCCCCCAATACCAGAAAATAAACTCTTTACTTTTGACAAGATGGTTTGAACACCTTCTACACCAAACAGAGAGTAAGCGAGTAATCCGCCAGACAAGGCACTTGTTACTATACTACCGCCACTAGTAAACCCACCTAGCAAGCCGTTGACACCAATCATAAGACCAGCAACCCCCGCTAGGATTTTACCGCGACCTGCATTAACACCGCCTTTCCCGTAAAGCATATCGGAAATTATACTACCGCCACCTTTAGAACCTGCAAGACCTACTGCTCCAAGCATAGAATTCATGCTTTTAGTAGTCTTTGAGAAACCTCTCAAAAGTATAGATCCACCAAATATGCTTAGTAGCGTACCAATCAAAGTATCAAATACTCCAAAAGTAGCAGAAGAAAGTAAACTAGGAATAGCACCAAATACTCCTTTTATTTCATCTAAAAAAGCCTTTCCAAAAGCTTTTGCAAACTTTAGGAACAACTCAAGAAGTAATGGTATGTTTGAGATAAGAGTATTTACAAATTTACCAGCGCCAGCACCTAGACTTGCGCCTAAGTCAGAAGAAATACGAGAGTTTGATAATGCACCACCTAGTGTGTCTAATATTGCCGCGCCGATTGTTGCTGCAAAACCTAGACCGAATATGAAACCAACTTTCTTAAATAAAGCGGGAGACGCCAAGGCAAGAATAGAAGCGGAAACGACAGTAGTAAACGCTTTAGTGAAATCAGGGAAGCTCTCGCGAAGAGATTTGAACACCCCTGTTAGAAACTTAGAGAATCCTTTAGTCAACCCAGACAGCATTTCTGCGCCTTTTGCTTTAAATTCTGGAAGCTTAAAGCTTTTCGATTTCAAAGAAGCAAATATTTTGCCTACTTTACTAATAAAGTCTTGTACTTTTGACAATGCTTTTGGAAGCCATTGGATAGTCTTTTCGTAGACCCCTTCCATAAGATCCGTCCACCAAGAGTTAGCAATCACTTCGTCATAAATCCAGAAAAACCAATCTACAACTTTCTTGGCAAAGTTTTTTACAACATTTAAAGTTTTAGCTAGCTGGCTGCTCGCAATAGAACCAGCACCATCAAAAAGATCTTTCCAAAAAGACAAGAAAGAGGATACACCGCCTTTTATAGCCTTAGAGACTTCTACTGAAAAGTTTTTAATTACAATTAAGCTGTTGATAATAGCACGATTTATTCTGTCGCTGTTTTCTACTATTTTATTTACTGCAGAATTGAAGATGGCTTTAACACCAAATACAATAGCTTTACCCGCTGAAATACCGAACTTGCTAAACTTGTTCAATATGCTTTCAAGTGGGCCTCTAGACCGGATATCAAAAAGACCTAGTGCTAACGTCCAAGAATCTGTAACGTTTTCTAACGCGCTTCGGATAGGCTCAAAAGTTCTTAAACCAAACCTTTTAGCAATATTAGAACCAAGTTTTTCAAATATGTTTTGCAACAAATCTTCTACAAACAACAAAGCTCTAAAAGCACCTTTAAGCTCTAAACCAAATAAGTTTAAAACGGAGTTTATAACCTGTGACAATAGCTGAAAAGAACCAACAATTACTGCAACAATTGGCGCAATTGCATCTAAGCTAAGAAACCCAATTAGCAAACTTTGAAAAAGCTTTTGAAGAGGTTCAACTACTTTATACAGTCTTTCAAAAGAAGTAAAGCGTAATGCAAATAACTTCTGATCAATTAAACCTAGATATATGCCTGTTTTAAGTAGTGTAAAGTTAGTTTGACGAAAGGCGGTTTCTGCAAAGTTACCTACGTTAAACCATCTACGCCCGTAAGTACTAATTGCATCCGCAAGAGCATCTAAGTTGTTACCAAATTCTATAAGTGATTTAGAAGTGAAGAGTTTAAAAATAACACCTTCAAATCTAGTACCTAAAGTTGTACCAATTAAAGAGTCAATTGCACCAACCAACTTAAAGATATTAGTTGTAACTTTTGCACTACCGTACAACAAGCCCAAAAAGATATCATCACTCAAAGTTCTCATAGGTATAATAACTCTAGGTAAAGCATCAATTAGTCTGCCGAATACAGAACCTAAAACCGCACCAAGACCTTTGGCAACTTCAATAATGCCCGAAATAGAATGTTCTAGAATATTGAAATAGTAAGCCGCACCAATAGCGATTGATCGGGCATTCTTGTTCATGTAGTCGGCAACGCCTTCAAACATAACACCTAGACTTTTTAAAGCATAGGTAGACATGTCAAACATACCAATTACTCTGGTAATTTGATCTACTACCAGCCTGAAACCTTGTGCAATTGTTGCATTAGCTAGCTGAAACTCTTTAGCAATCTTGGAAGCTTGATTCTCCATTGCACCAAATACTAGCTCAGTAGTCAGCTGACCTTGTTCTGCCATAGCCCTTAGAGCGCCAATTCCTACCCCAAGTTCATCGGCAATAGCCCTTGCAATACGTGGTGTTTGCTCCATTACAGAGTTTAATTCTTGACCACGAAGTTGACCTGCTGCTAAACCTTGTCCAAGTTGTAAAATGGCGGCTTCAGCGCTGGCAGCGTTACCACCACTTACTGCAATTGCTTTCTGTACAGACTCAGTAACGTTTAAAAGTCTCTGTGTACTTATAGCAGATTGGTCCATTGCTCTGCCAAACCTGTTAAAAGTTTCTACAGACCCTTGGATACTACCTCTTGAACGAATAGACACAGAATAAAGTTCATCTAGTGTTTTAGATAGCTCTTTGGTTCTACCAGTTACAAGAGCAATTTTGTTTTCTAATGTTGTAAAAGCATCTGAGGCTTTTGTAATTTTGTCAGTACCAAACGCAAGACTGATTGCGGCCCCAATACCTAGTATAGTCTTATTAATGTTCTTCGCAGTATTTGCGAGAGAATCCATAGAACTTTCTAAGCGTTTAAGTTCTCGTCTTGCACTCCCCGCATCAGCGGTTACTTTGATATTTACACCACTCATGTTAGCTCCTATTATTTTTGAAAAAATACCCTAAACAGACCTAAATATTATTAGGAACCATCTAGGGTATTAGTATTGTTAGTCGGGTGATATTACACCGACAGTAGACAAAACCTGCTCAATAAAATAAGAAGGTGCCTGTTGACTGTGGCCTTGGTTTAGATGAACAATATGCTCAACTTCGTTGTTAATACTACCTGCAGTCCGAAGACTCAAAGAAGTTTTAGTATTGTACCAACCTTCTCTAGCTTCTCCTGTGTCTACAGGTGTTACAATCCTAAGTTGATCAGTAGCGTAATCAATCAAGTCGTTAACTTCCAGCTTGCCTTGACGGAGAACTTCTCTCTCAATTCGCCTAAGCTCTGCATCGTAGTTAACTACTTTCAAGTTTAATTTCATGTTTATCTCCTGTTAACCAGTTTAAACTAGCACCGTCTCCATCAGAAGCAGTTAACATTTTAGCAAGCATAATACCTTTTGGTATAGCTTGGTCTTCTGTATACTTGTTTTCCGAATGAGCTTTTACAGCATGAATAGTTGGGAAAATGTCTTCAGGCTTACCTTTAAAACCTTGAGCACTTAGAAGCATGTAAGTCCTCATGTCTTCTTGGTATCCCGGTGGTCTACGGCGGAAGAATTCTATCCAGTTTAAAAGTTCTGTGTATGGCATTTTTTCTCTTAAAACATAAACAGGCATTTTTAAGTGATATGCTATTTCAAAAAGAACTTCATCTTCCTCGTTTAGTTTCCCTCTGGGGTCGCCCCAATACCGGAGAACGACAGTACTTTTTCAGAAAGACTATTGAGTTCGGAAAGCGGAAAAGTAGAAAACTCTTCATCAGAAATTTCTTTAGCTCCTACTACTGACATTCGCAAAATATCTTTCAAGAGGTTAAGACCTCCATCTTCGTCTTTAGATTTGCCAGCTGCTTTTACTAGACGTTGGATTGCCATTACTTCTGCAACGGACAGCTTTCGCACTTCTACGTTGTCGCCCATAAATTCTACGGACTTAGTAATGGCTTTACCTACGAGATGTTTCATATTTTATATTCCTTGATTAATTTTATTAATTTGATTTGTTTTGTTCTGAAAATAATTCTTGGTTTTGTTCTTGAAAGTCATCAAGAAGCTTTCGTGTAGTGTGTAAAACAGATAAAGTTTCCATAATTTCTCGGCCCATGTTTGACTCGTTGTCAAAATCTTGAAACCTTTCAAACGTCTTACGAATACTAATATCTACGCTTCTGCGCATATGTCGGAATGTGGTCCGCATAACAAAAGCTTTACTAAATGGGCTATGTTCCATTGTATATCTCTTTTATGGTTTGTGGAGACCCCTAATCAAAGGAGCCTCCGTTAAAAACTTAAGCAGCAGCAATAGTTGCTGGACCAAAGAATTCTGTTTGTGTAGACATAGTAACTGTAGCAGTTGTAGTGTCTGTCAACGCTGGGTTAACCAAGATTGCTTCAATTTTGCCCAAGAAGTAGAATTCTGTATTTTCTTTTGCAAGAGTAGAATCAGAACCTTCAGCAGGTGTACAAGCGGAAGCAGTCATCATAAAGCGGAATGCAACGTTTTGTCCAACAAGATTGTGAATTGCTGTCATGTCTTCTGCAACGTAGTTTACTGTAACTTCCAAAGAAGGAGCATCAGCTTGACCTTGGACCTGCGAAGAAGTCTTTTGGCCATAAACAGGAACGTTTACAATGTTTGCAGGTGTACCAACCGAAGGGAATTCGCGCACGGAAGGCATACGAATATGCGAAGCGTTTGGAGTTCCGGGGGTGTCGCCGACGAACAAAGCTGCGACTTCGGCAGCGGTGTCGGTATTGGCTGGGACTGTACCTGTAAAGATATCAAGGTATGTAAAAATACCAGCGCCCAAAGATGAAATGTGTGCCATTAGTTTATTCTCCGTATTTTGTAAAAGGAATTAAGTAAGATGCGCTGTATAGCGACTTGTTTAGAGGGTCGACGCCCTCGATATTTACATACGAAGTTTTTAACTGCGTACCCAAACTTAGTGTTTTGTTTTGTAAAAGGATGTCTAGCAAATTAGCAATAAACATAGTTCTACCTTGCCCTTCTCCGGACTTTACAAATATTTTGACTGCTAACAAACCATCTAATTGTTTAATAGCACCGTGTGCAATATTATCACTCTTAGAAGGCATTACAGTAACAACTACATATTCGTTAGAGCTATCTTTCGAACCTTGATAGTTAGAAGGAAATGTTTTTATTTTGTTACTAGACCAAGCACTGGAAGCAAAAGCTTTTTCAATGTCTGACAAGATATCTACGAACATTAAGACTTCTCCTTAGTCAACTGCATTGTAATTACAAAACTATCGTCAGTAAAGTCAGTAATGTTATAGACATTTTCTCCAACTGTCAAAGTATCGTAACCGTCAATTGTTATACCAGACTTCATAATTGCGCTTTGATTGAAAGCACTATCAGAAGGTTTTTTAGCTGTTTCTAGGAATACAGTAACACTGTAATTGTTAGTACTACCTACGGTTTTTCCAGTAGAGAAGTCATACTCTGTAACGTCACGATTTGAAATAGTAGCAGGTTGCGCTAGGTCTCCAATAGCTGCAAAAGCCTTGTCTACACCAGCAATTATTTTTGATCTAAGAGACATTAGTTTGCCCTCCACCAAGTCCTACCTACACCCATTGAGCCTTTTACCAAAAGAGGTTTAAGTAGCTTATAAGTTGTTGGCGCAGTAATTGGTGTTTTTCCAACATCGTTATTACTATCAGAAAGACTAATTGATCCTACAGAAATACTCTCAAAAGTTTGAGTAGTACCTGCAAGTAAGTCTTCATTAGCAACTAGATGTAATGCTTGTTCGTAGACTGCTACCTTCACACGGGCCGGAACCTCGTTCTCAAGAAACGTTACGGTCATACCTAAACGGGTATCATAGTAAGTTGCATAAGAACGAGGCCAAGCAAGAGCCTGAGATCCACTGATAGCAGAACCAATCCAAGCGTTATCATCAGTCAATT